CGGATCATGAACAACCCGGCTGGCTTGGTCTATCCAACTGCGGACGGCACCAGCGGTCAATTGCTGACGACGAACGGTTCTGGAACAATATCTTTTGCCGCCGTGACCGGAACGGGCGACGTTGTTCGCGCTACGTCACCTACTCTTGTTACGCCAACCCTCGGCGCTGCCAGCGCCACCAGCGTGGCAAACGCCCTCGGCGCGGTTGGCACGCCGTCCTACACGTTCACAGGCGACCTCAATACCGGTCTGTGGTCGCCGGCTGCCGACACCCTCGCCTTCAGCACCAACGGCGCGGAAGTTGCCCGTCTCACAAGCGCCGGGTATCTTGAAGCAGTTTACTCAGACGAAGTCGTTGCGCTGGGTAACTCAGGCACTGCCACGAGCATCGACCTGCGGCAGGGCAACGTCTTTACGGCAACGCTGACGGGCAACTGCACCTTCACGCTGACGAACTCCAACGCCAACTCAAACCGTGGCTCGTCCTTCACGCTTATCTTGACGAACGATGCAACGGCTGGGCGCACGGTTGCATGGGCCGGGGGTAACTTCCGCTTCCCCGGCGGAGCGTCCACGCTGTCGCGCACGACTACTGCAAATGCGGTTGACATCTGGGTGTTCTTTACCCCAGATAATGGCACGACGTATTACGGCAACATCTCCATGAAGAACTTGCTGGCTTAATAGGGGAGCACCTATGGCAACGACCTTTGATATGCAGGCACAAATTGACGCGCAGCAGGCAACTGAAGCCGCTCGCCGCGATCACGAAAAGGATATGGAAAGCCGCCGCGCCAAACTGGAACTGCTGCGGATGGCGAAGGAAACCCTTGTCGAGAACGCCCGCAATAAGCCCGTTGATGAGGCAGGGGTCACCGCCGCCGCCATTGTCGCGTTTGCTAATGAGCTTGCCGCGCAACTAGGTGCGTAATGCAGGGTTTCGCTTATTTCCCGGCTATCGTTTACCGGGATGAGCGGCCCGACCTTGTTGAAGAAGTAGGGCCCACCTGCCTTCAGCATCTGGATAGCGTCCGCCAACCCAATCATCCAATGTGCCAGACCGGCGATGTCGGGCGCGATCCCGCGTTTCGGCGTGTCGCAGACTATCTCCTGCTATCCGGGGTCGAACTGCTCCGCGAGCAAGGCTACGCGGTCGAGCGTTACGACTTTTACCTCGCCGGGCTGTGGGTGCAGGAAACCAGCAAGAGGAGTGGTACCAATGTCCACGTCCACAAAAACAGTCAGGTCTGCGGATGGATGTTTGTCGATACACCCCAAGGCGGCGCGTATCCGGTGTACCACGAAACCCGGATGAACAAGGCGATGATCGAGTTGGACTTTGCGCCCAGCGACGAAGTGACGAACGCTACGAGCAGCATCCACTTCAACAACGTCCAGCCGGGGACTGTCCTTTTCGCAAACTCATGGATGCAGCATCAGCTTGTCAGTGGGAGCGCCGAGACGCCGACGCGGTGCTTGCACTTCATCATAGCCCATCGGGATCGTCCATGCAGCACCTGCTGACACCCTACTCTATGCCTGTTGAACCGTTCGTCTGGTGGGAGGGCGCGTTTACGGAGCAGGAGCTTAACTGGCTGCAAGAGCAAGCCAAGAACGCCAATCAGCAGGCGCAGGTGGGCGGCAACCCCGACCCAGATACGCTCAACAACATTCGCCGGTCGCAGGTCTCATGGCTTAACAAGACACCAGAGACGGCGTGGGTGTTTGAGAAGCTGGCGCACGCTGCGTCCTCCCTGAACGCGGAATACTATCGCTTTGATCTGACGGGCTTCGGAGAGCCGTTGCAGCTAACCAACTATAACCAGTCTGAGCATGGTATGTATGGCTGGCATCAGGACTACGGCGGGAAGCTATCGCCTAGCCGCAAGCTCAGCCTCGTGCTCCAGTTGTCAGACCCGGCGCAGTATGAGGGCGGCAATCTTCAAGTCATGACGGGCCGTGAGCCTGTTAACGTGCGCAAGCAACGTGGCCTGATTGCGGCGTTCCCAGCGTACACTCTCCACCAAGTCACGCCCGTCACGCAAGGGACACGTCAGTCTCTCGTGGCGTGGATTTCAGGACCTCCGTTCCGATGAGCAGCCAAGAAGACTTTATCAAGATGTATCACGGTGTGTACCCGGACGGGTATTGCCAGCATCTTATCAATGAGTTTGAGCGCCTGACGCAGAGTGGTGCTGGGTGCAATCGCCAGAACGGCGAGGGTGCCGCGCGGCACGCCAAGGACGACTTGCAACTCGGGCTAAACATGGGCGTCCATACGGTTGCGCCGTTTGAAGATAAGTCAGCTACTGATATGTTCTTCAAAGGCTTGCAGGCGTGTTACGAAGATTACTCTTCTCAATTTTCTGTACTAAAGCAGGGGAGTATCCACGGCACGCACATGAAGATGCAGCGCACCGATCCCGGCGGTGGCTACCACATTTGGCATGGCGAGCAGGGTAACGGGGAGCACGCCGACCGCGTGCTAGTGTATATGTTGTACCTTAACAGCCTTGGTGAGGGCGAAGGCGGCGAAACCGAGTTTTTGTATCAGCGTTGTCGGATTGTCCCACAGGCCAACACTATGCTATTATGGCCCGCAGCGTTTACGCACGCCCATCGAGGCAACACGGTTCTGGGCAACCAGAGCAAGTACATCGTAACGGGTTGGTTCTACTACGAGTGAGGTTGCTATGCCGACTGGTACCACAAAAGTAACCCTGTTCGGCGGCGTGTCTATAACGCCCGGAGGCAGTGAGACGTTTAACGCTCCCGGTACGTGGGTAGCGCCGGGAAATGTCACGTCAGTAACTGTAGTTGGTAGGGGAGGCACGGGTAACACCGGCCCTTCGGGTAATCCGGGCAATGACGCTGGTGGTGGTGGTGGTGGTAGCGGTGGCCCTTCCTTTTTGCTTGTCTACTGCGCTCCAGCAAATAATTATTGCCTCAACGCTATTACCTTTGCCGGTCCCGGTGGTGCTGGTGGCGGTGGGGCTCCCGGCGGAATCTGTGGCAACTCCGGTTGTAATGGCGGCAATGGTAACCCCGGCAATTCGGGTTCTTCGGGCAACACAGGAGGGACATCTTCCGCCCTTAGCCAAAACTTTTTAGGCGGTGCCGGTGGTAACGGTGGTAACGGTGGTAGCGCTGGTAGCGGCGGTGGAGGGCGCGGCTTTGCCGGCAACGGCTCGGTAGGCTTTATTGGCGGCCCTTCAAATCCTAACAGTGGTAATGGTGGTACTGGCGGCGCACCCGGTGGTGCTGGTGGCTCCGGGTCATCCGGCGGGGGCGGCGCTGGTAGCGTTAACGACGGCTCAGGCTCATCCGGCGGTAACGTTGGTGGCGGCAGTGGCGGGGTTAACGGTGGTCCGGGAAATGTTACCCGAGCGGGCGGCGGCGGCTCCAATGGCGCACCCGGAAATGCTTCTCCCCCCGCTGGCGGCGGCGGCGGCGGTGGCCGTGGGGGTGCGGGTACCAGCGGCAACCCGGGTAACGCGGGGTCTACAGCTAGCACAACCACTGTCCCATCGGTGCCTAGTATTGGTGGGACGAGCTACCCTGTTACCGTTGGCTCTGGCGGTCAAATCAACATCGCGTGGAACCCGCAATGAACAAGCGCAAGCTCCAGCAGCAGCACTTTGAGGAGGCGCAGACGCGCGCCCGCAGTGTTACGGTTGGCACGGCGTTTGGCGGCACGACGGAACTTACCATGCGTCGTGGTGATGGCGCATTTACCTTTGCTATCATGCAGCCGGTGGAGGTTATCGAACTTATCCACCAGCTTGCTGCTAACGTCGGCTGTCATCTCCAGTTGACCCCTCGCCGTGATTTTGCTGCGTGGCGCGATTGGAAGTACACGGAGGCTGAACTCGCTCACTATCGTGGCGTTCAAAATCTACCCGGCGTAGGGTGGCCTCCGCACGTCAATGACATGGCACCACATATGCTTGTCGGCGCTAATTTACCCCACCCGGAGCAGCAGCCCGGTATGCCCACGAGGGAGGACAGCGGTGGCGAAACTGTGGCAGTTGAAGCGCCTAAGCAGCAACGAAAGTCTAAGCGAGCCGCAGACGCTTCCTGAGAACTGGGGGCCGGTATTCGGTCTTGCTAACTTCGAGGACAAGCTAGGCGACCTCGCGTGGATCGGCCCTGAACACGCCGACACGGGTTGGTTCTACGTTGATGACGAGCCTCCGCCGCCCACACCTGCTTCGCGTGAAGACCTGATCCGCCAAGAGGCGTGGGATCGGCTGCGTGAGTGCGACTACCGTGTGTTGCCTGACGAACCAACCACAGCGGGCAAGCGTGCAGAGTGGGTTGTCTACCGGCGCGAGCTTCGCCGTGTCCACGCATCGTCGTCTTTCCCGGATCGCTTCGAACTACCGAAACCACCGGAGTGAGCCACTACCTCATCCGGTTCAACAAGTCCGCAGGGCAGCCGGGTCGCGGGTCGTCGGAGCATGTTTGGCGTGTCTTTGAGGATGGCAGAGAGCACCTCGCGCGCCACGTTCGTATCCTCGTACCGTGCTGGTCAGAGCAGAGCGGCCCCGATTGGAACATGGCCTGCAACGGACGCATGATCTTTTACAGCGACACCGACACCGCAGTCATCAACCCATGACACACATTCCTTTTGGTGATATGGGTCGCTGCGGGTATCTCACCACAGGGTACAGCCAATGATCGAGCAGCTCATCAGCCGGGTCTTCTACGCCCGCAACCTCGCGCACTACGAGCACTGGCGCACGAAGAGCTACGCCCAGCACAAGGCGCTGGGCAAGTTCTACGATGGCGTCATCGATGCGCTCGACGCGCTAGTCGAGGTGTATCAGGGCCTCAACGGCCTGATCGGCAGCATCCCCTCGCCGACCGACACCAAGGGCGACAGCCTGAAGATCCTCAAGGCGGACGCCGAGTGGATCGAAGCCAACCACGAAGAAATCTGCGGAGGCAACCGTGCGGTCGCGAACCTCATCGACAACGTCACGGGCATCTACCTCTCGACGATCTACAAACTCGAAAACCTCAAGTGACGCGGTGATGAGCCCCGAGATCCTCACCGTCAAGCTGGAGGCGCTGCACAGCGACGTGTCCGAGATCAAGTCGGCCCTCGACAAAGTCTCCGAGGCGATCACGAAGCTGGCGCTCGTCGAGCAGCAGCAGAACCAGATTGCCTCGTCACTGGAGCGCGCCTTCAAGGCGATCTCCAAGGTGGAGGACAGGCTCGTCGCACTCGAGCAGGCTACGCCGACCGTCACTGAGACGGCCAAGTGGGTCGACCGCGGTCTGGTCGCGATGGCCGGCGCCGGCGCAGTCCTCCTCGGCAAGACATTCGGTTTAGGCTGACGCTGTTATTCCGGCGCGGTCGTGATATAAGGGGCCGTCATGGCTACTACGATGACCTTCACGACGCTCCAGCAGGACGTGCGGCGCTACCTCGAGCGCGGCTCGTCCTTCGCTGCTGACCCCGTCGTATTCGAGCAGATCCCGCGCCTGATCAATCTGGCCGAGCGGCGCATCGCGCGCGAGCTCAAGATCCAAGGCTTCATCAACGTCGTGAGCGGCACGCTGCAGAGCGGTGTGGCCGTGTACGCCAAGCCGGACCGCTGGCGCGACACGGTGAGCATCAACATTGGCACCGGCACCAACAACAACACGCGAAGGGTCGTCTTCGCGCGCGCCTACGAATACCTCCTGAGCTACTGGCCGGATCGCACTGCCACGGCGCAGCCCGAGTACTACAGCGACTACGACTACAGCCACTGGCTGCTCGCGCCGACGCCCGACGCGGACTACCCCTT